ACAATGATATAGACAATGATATAGACAATGATATAGACAATGATATAGACAATGATATAGAATGATATAGAATGATATAGACAATGATATAGCTAATATAATGGTGTGGTTTTGACTCCATCTTTTACAAAAGATGGAAAAGATGGATTAGGTAGCATATAACAAAGCAGCATTCCCGCCAACAAACACCACCATATTAACTCTCTCTTCGAACAAATATAAATTATAGTTATAATCATAAATTCGCCAAGTAGGTTTATTAATACCAATAATATTTCCGGTGGTTGGGTCACAAATGGTCAGCACTTGGGCAAACGGGTCTAATGCCGGAACTATAGTGGTGAGTTCAAATTGTATATTAGTAAATCTGCTCATATTCATTGCTCCTGATGGCTGTATTTTAAAAGGGTCTGTATCTAAACAAAAATTATAACAATACATTCCATCTGGCGCAAACCCCGCAGTTCGAACATATTTTTCAACAAAATTAAACACTCCGGCAGGTAAAATATTCTCTCTATATTGTCCATCCAACAGTATTCCCATTGCTACTAAAATAGATTTAATGTTTTGGGGATTATAAACTCCGGTTACATATAAACCAGATAAAGTTCCGTCGGCATTTAATCCAGGTCCCAATAATGGATAATTACTTTTGACATCTGGATTAATAACATCGCCAGCAACAGGTGCGGCTATTATATCTTGTGGCATATATTTATAAGGCCAATTGGTATAATTAGACCATTGATTTCTTAAATTAACATCGCTTCTTTGTAAATAAAACATCCAATTAATAATCATTCCTAGAGATTCTAATTTAATTCTATTTTGGCCAGTAATATTATAATACGGTTTTTCGTAAATTTGTTTGAATAAATATTTTTGTTCGTTTTTCGCGAATAAAGTGGATTCATCATCCGATAAAAAACAATAAGTGCAGTTTAAATTAATATCCGCAAACCAATTAGTTCGTGTATCTATATAAGAACCGGCACCGAGTGTTTGGTCAGGCGGAGTTTGTAAAAATCTATATAATTGCATATAATATTGATTGAAATTAGGAGCCACCACAGGAAAATTATTGACAGAATCCATGACGTCGCGAATGGTAAACCATTGATTAAGTGGTCTAAATGAAACGGTAATCCATAATTCGTTATATTGGAGTGCGACTAATGGAAATGCTTGAGTAGATAATAAATTAAACCATGACCCCATAGGAATCCACAAGGTTCTTCCAGCAATAGACGGTTGTGCTCCCGCAGGACTAGTGGTATAAAACGCATTTGGATAACTATTTACCCTCGCACCATAATTTGCGGGGTCATTAATCTCCGGAACATTGCCAATCATTTCATTAAAAAGTCCTAATTTTTGACTGCTAAAATCACGTTGAGCGGCCGCCAAAATATATTGTCCGGAATATTGCTGTAATTGTTGATTCCCGCAATTAATGGTAACTTTACTGATGATTTGTGCACCTAAATTTTCAATCCATTCGAAACAATAAGGTGCCCAATCAGTGTAAGAAACAGAGCCGTCGCTATTTACATATTCTTGTGGCGGCAATACGGGAGACCATATATTTGGCAAGGTTATACATATGTAACTGTCCATCAAAAGGTCGGCATATCTTTTTATTTTAAATGTAAAACTGGATTCGGCAGTAAGATTGAGAGAAGGGGTTCCTTCATAATCTAGCCGAAATTTCTGTAGACCGAAATTGGTATATTTTTTATAAGTGTTTTTAAAAAAGGATTTAGAGGGATTTCCGTTTAGGATTAAATTGGCTTGTCCTTGAGACACGAGATTCAAAAGACCTCCAGTCATATTAAGTATAATATATACCAATTTTTTAATTCTTAATTTAACAATAATATAATTTCATTGTTTTTATTTTCATAAAAGATAAATGTGACAAAGGGATATCTTGTGTATTATTTATTGGTGTAAAGATGGTTGACTTATATAATAAAATCGTATATTATATAAGTAATGTCCGCAGAAACAGGAACAGGAATAGTAGAAAATCAAGGAACAGATTCTTTAATTAACACCGTTAAAAACGCGATAGATACGGCAGTTGATAACGTAAAAAAATTGAGTTTTGCCGATTTAATGAAAAAATTGAGGGAATCGGACGAACAATTTAGGGTATATATGATAATGACCTTTATTTTTGTAATAATAATTATTTTCATTTCATATATGATACACTTAAGTAGGTTACAAAAAAATAATGTGAAATATATGAATACCTTATACCCAACGATAGATGGTAATTTAAGACCTATTAATTCGGCTGACCCTGATTGTAGTGGAAATTTATACGATTATTATATAAAATCCGCCTACAATGCGTGTTCGGGAGGAGGGTATAAGAATGATTTTGTAGACATTGATGTTCTAAAATCGGTTATTAAGCAAGGTGTAAGGTGTTTAGATTTTGAGATTTATTCTATAAATAACAAACCCGTTGTCGCAACCAGCACCTCTAGCAGTTATCACGTAAAGGAAACCTTTAATTCGGTGGATTTTGCGTTAGTGATGAGCACTATTAATAACTACGCATTTTCAAGCGGGACAACACCAAATGCGTCCGACCCTTTATTGATTCATTTAAGATGTATGAGTAATAATCAAAATATGTATTCTACTTTGGCGAGTATATTCAAAACGTATACATCCATCATGTTAGGTCCAACATATAGTTATGAAGTGGAAGGCACTAATTTAGGAAAAGTGCCTTTATTATTGCTTAAAAATAAAGTAATATTAATTATAGACAGAAGCAATACGGCCTTTTTAGAAAACCAAGATTTGCTTGAATATGTAAATATGACCAGTAATTCTGTTTTTATGAGATTATCTAATTATTATAATATAAAAAATAATCCGGATATTAATGAATTGACCGAGTTTAATAAACAAGGCATGACAATGTCTACTCCCGATATTGGATTTGACCCGGTAAATCCAAGCGGTATTATTTGTAGAACAAATGGTTGTCAAATGGTAGCGATGAGGTATCAATATGTGGATAACAATCTTATGGAAAATACATTGTTTTTTGATAGAGCTGGTTATGCGTTTGCATTGAAGCCTCCCGATTTAAGATATCAAATAGTAACTATTGATTCGCCTATTGAACAAAATCCGGCTTTATCTTATGAAGACCGATTGATTGAGACTCCCTATTATACTACAACTATCTAAATAATCCACACGACAATATTGATGTAATAATTGACCCAGAAAAATTAAATAGCTTAAATATGTCAGATGTTCCTCCTGAAGCAATTTCAGCGTCATTTGTTAGAAATCAAAGACGTGATAAATTTCAACAATTATACGCTCCTTATTTAGATGATGACAAAATAGATATGTTATATAATGATATATTAAGGGCTTTTGAGGATACAACAAAATTAACTAAAAAACAAAAAATTGGCGGCATAAGAAAAACACGAAAACAACCAAAAACAAAATCAAAATCAAAAAATAAAAAGTCAAAAAATAAAAAGTCGAAAAAAAGCCGAAAAAATAAAAGATATAGACGTAAATAGAATAAGAATGTTTTTATTCATCTTCTTCTTCTTCATCGTCAATCCCACCTGAATGACCCCATAATCCAAACTTGCGTAAATTACGCGGATGAAATCGTTCCTTCATTAAATCTTCTTTGAATAATAACATATTCTCTCGCATCTTCTCATAATCATAGGTGAAGATACTTGGATTTTGTGACAAATTAGTCCAAACAATTTTATCAGGATTTTCTTTTAATAACGCGACTGCGTTTGAATTAGATGACAAATCAAACCAATTAATTTTATCAGGATGTTCTTTTAATAACGCGATAGCGTTTGGATTAGATGACAACCAAAACCAATCAATTTTATCAGGATTTTCTTTTAATAACTCAATCGCGTTTGGATTTTTAGACAAATAATACCAATTAATTTTATCAGGATTTTCTTTTAATAACGCGATAGCGTTTGGATTTAATGACAAACCAGACCAATTAATTTTATCAGGATTTTCTTTTAATAATACAATAGCTTCTGCGTTTCGATTAGATGACAAACCAGACCAATTAATTTTATAAGGATTTTTTTTTAATAACGCGACAGCGTTTGGATTAGATGACAACCAATACCAATTAATTTTATTATGATTTTTTTTTAATAACGCGACCGCATTTGGATTAGCTGACAAATTTTTCCAATTAATTTTTTTAGGATTTTTTTTTAATAATTCAATAGCATTTGGATTTAATGACAAATAATCCCAATCAATTTCATCAGGATTTTCTTTTAATAACGCAATAGCGTTTGGATTTAGGGACAAATCCTCCCAATTAATTTTTAAAGGATTTTCTTTTAATAATTCAATAGCTTCAGCATTTGGATTTAATGACAAATCAAACCAATTAATTTTATCAGGATGTTCTTTTAATAACGCGATAGCGTTTGGATTAGATGACAACCAATCCCAATTAATTTTATCTTTATCAATCCAATCCAGTAAGCACATAGGTAATTCTAGGTTCATTATTAATGAGTTTCTTTCCAAAGGTTGCAAGTAGTTTTATAATTTATGTATTTATAATTTAAAAAGAAATTCATTTCAATTTTATTATTAAGTAAATAATTTATAATAAACGGATTTATTCATTTCAATTTTATTATTAAGTAAAAAATAATTAATAAGAATGTTTTTATTCATCTTCTTCTTCTTCATCGTC